ATTAACTCAACTAACTCAGGGAATGTTTTCCATGTTCTCAAATGAACGCCATCAGTAAATGGCATAAATTCAAATTGCTTTGCAAGGCACAAACAACCGGAACCCATAATACGTAATATCCGATCACTTGAATATTTAGGCTCATCAAAATGGCTCAGGTTAATACCTATCTTTATGCCTCTGTAAGCCTTTGCCTCCTCTGCCTGACTTGAATTAAAGTTGCCTGATGCGTTCATCCAATTATTGCCATAAACGCCATACTTGCCTCTAAACTGTCTATTTAAAAGATTGTGCATTTCAATCCGCATCCTGGACAGTGGGAACATAGATGCGCCATAGTTGTTACCGAAAAATCCAATTTCAGGTAATTGCAATGCCTCCCCTTCCGGACTGTAAATCTCAGGATCATATCCAATCTCTAAATATCCGCCATTACTGATGTTCCTTGCATCCCTGAGATTAGTAAATAATGTCCTATCAACATACTGAGCCATGTCATCCATCCATTGCGGAGTTGTTGCCCTTATATCACCATTCCAATTTACTATAAATGCGCCTGTCTTTTTTAATTCCTGAACAGTATTCAAACTGATAATATTTGCTGATTGGATCTGCATAAATATCAAATCAGGTCGGAACGCCTTAGCCATTGCAACCGCTTTGGAGTTTACTTCCTTATCTCCGGTACTCAATTCAATATATGCAGTTGAATTTGCTACAAACGCTTTACGCATAGAATCAAATGGAGGAGGACCAACACATAATCCTAAATGAAATATTCTCATACTTTTCTAATGTTATCCCAGTCCTTTAAAAAATCTAATATTGATGGGTAGTTTACACGACCTGCACCGCACTTTCTTCTAACGTGAATCCATCCATTAATCACGCCAATGCGTATCTCATATTCCTGATGCTTGTATAATCCGACTTGCCCTATGAATTTGGCTTTGAACATAAACAAAGGTAATTATTTTTATAATGCAAACAACAAAAAAAAACCTGCCAAATTAATGACAGGCTTCCCCTTCTTATAACCTATTAACCAATTAGCTTGGATTTGCATCCATAGAACCAGTTACAAAAGCATCGGTGTAGTAAATTGGCAATGCAATTCTACCCTCAACTCGTACTGTAATCTTGTTCTCTCTTACGTTTGTTCCATCTTCCTCAAAGAATCTAACTATTGGATTCTCACGTACATATAATTGCGCACCTTTTGCCCAATCTCCAACCAGGTACTTATTATCAGCCATTGCAGTAGATTTGAATACCGGAATACCTGAGATATACATTTGTCCATTCATAGAACTTACAACTCCTAATCCTGGCAATGTGTACTCATTAGTTGTGGATCTGTTAAGCAATAAAGCATAATACTGCTCAGGACTTAAAAGAATACCATTCGCAGAGTGATTGTTTCCATCAATCTGTGCGATTGAATCAACTAACTTCTCAACCTGGATAGTTCTGAATCCTGTATATGCCTCAGCATTAGTAATCAATCCGCCCAAATTAGGAGATATTCCTGATCCGTTTAGCAATTGATTATCTTCTGCATCTAAATACTGCTCAAGTAAGCGAGATTGAAGATATGAACGCATTGCAGAGATATCATCCAACGCCTTGCGAGTAATACGTAGGTAACCTGCAATGAACTCACTTGGTGCAACCTGCTCAGTCAAATCATAATCAATTTGAGATTTAGATCCTGAGTTATCCTCCCATGCAGCAACCGAACCCTCAGAACCAGTTTCCTGTAAGTAGTGGATTGCACTTGTTGACATAACTCCAGTTGGAAGTAATGAACGGATGTGTAATTTACGTGGCGCAGCAGGAATGATACCCGGCAACATTTGAACATTGGCAGCAGCAAGGTCTGTGATATTAGATAGTGACATATCGCCAACTGTCTTTAATTCCATTGCAAATTGCTTAATTTCTTTTCTGCGGAACTTCTCAATATTATCAGAGTTCTCATCCATTGCAGTTGAGAATGCCTGATTAAACGATACTGGCGCTTTCTCTTTAGCTTCCAATTTAAATCTGTTAGCTTCTGATTTGGCTTCAAGCAATGCTTTGTCCATTTCATCAATTCTAACATTTGATGCCTTTACTGCATCTTCTAACTTTGCCTCAACTGCCTTAGTAGCTTCGCTGATTGCGTTTGCGATGATAGCCTTTGCCTCATCTAAGGTTTTCGCTTTGTTTGCATCTAACAACTCCTGCGCTTTTTGTTCTAAATTTTCCATTTTTTACTTTTCTAATACGTTAATTAAACTTGTTAATATATTCGGCTCGGCAGTGGCAGGAGTGATTGCTATCGGCTCTTTACTTTCAAGTGAATTTTTGCCTAAATTAAAGGCTTCTAATTGGAATTGTTTTAATGCTATTTCCAATCTACCAAAACCCTCATCTGTTAAACTGCCATCCTTTAGCAATTTAATCATTTTACTAATCTGATCGTTAATCTCTGCCATTGTTAAAGACTTAAATCCTGTAAATGGTGTTTCCGGATTTGCACCTAATGTAACATTAGAACCCTCATATAACTTAATCTCTTTTATTGTACGTACTCCTGTCTTTTGGTCATAGTCTGCCTTAACAGTTGAAAACCCTATTGAGTGCTGAACAACTATGCCCTCCTGATATAAAACTATTGCATCCTTGCCGTATGATGTCGGCGCAATCTTAGATTCAAAATATATCCCTTTCTCCTGAGCCTCTAATACATTTGGTTTCCCGTGTGGTTGTGACCAATTATGCTGATTTAAAAAGAATATCTCATTCGATCCCATCGGACCACGTTCAGCAATCGTTTTAGATGCCGCACCTGATGCTATAATGTCATCATCATAATCCACGTTCCCAAACTTGGACCAATAGCCTGTGACAGTCATAGACTTTGCATCTATGTCCTTAATCTCAGCAGTAAAGTTTTTATATTCGAGTAATCCTTTCATCTTTACAAATATATTAATTTTTTAAATATCAATTACCCCTTTAAATATGGCGGTGTTCTTGGCTTTAATATAGGCAAACCATCAGAGTCCACTAAAGCCTCAGTAGCCATAACACATCTGCAATTTACAACTTCCGCAGCAGTAGCGGAAGGATCACCGGGATATTGCATTGGAATACCTCCAACTATAAAAGGCTGATTGATTGCTATCCTTTCAGTTGTCATTGCTAAATGACTTCGCCTTGTCCGTTTATCCTTAGTATTAATCCAAAACTTTGCCACTTCATAATCCGAACTTTGCGCACCTAAATTAATACCATGATTTGCTGCGGTTGTTGATTCAGTACGTGCAATAACTAAAGACCTTGCCCGATTAAATGCCGGATCATTTAATGTTTCCTCAAATAATTTAGCTTGTTCTCTACGGGATAAATTTTGACCTAATATATCGGCTAATACATTCTTAATCTTATCTATGGTTGTTTGGTCTATTCCTTGAACTTTATTTCCTCCAATAAGCCTAAAATACTCAACCATCTCAATATACCATTGAGGATTGAAGAAATCAATTATAAAATCCTTTTTAGTTTTAGGTACTGAGTTTCTAATCCAATCGTATGAGAATGTTGCAGATGATACACCTACCTTAGTATAGACTTTTTCCAAAGCATCATACAAAGGTTTCTGATCGACTAAGAACTGAATGTAAATTTGTAAGTCATCAAAGTTGGTTTCATTGGTGAAATTAGTGATAGATTTAATCTGCTCATCCAATGCTTTCTTAATTAACGGATAGGCATAGGTTTCATACTCGCTATGCAATTTTAAATACGTCTTATGGTACTTTACACTACTTGCCATTGATTGTCGCATTGTTATATGCCTGATCCAAAGATAAATCCTCAATAGGTACTAAGTTTGCAGGTACGTAAACTTTATCCATTTCCGGACTGCTTAACTTATCATAACCCTGAGCAACCCTTTTCTCATCCGGAGTAATCCAATATGAATTAGATAGCCACTCAGTCAGCTTTTGCATATCCTCCTGCATCTCTGGATAGCTACTAAAATCAAAATCAAAGTAGTATTTCTTTCCGTATGCTTTTGCGTATGGCTCACAAACGAATTTATTTATAGCATCCCTAATTTTACGTGATAATGGTGCAGTAGCATTATAGATTAATTGCTTAGATGCCCAACCCATATTATTATCCGTAGATGCTGATTCTGATCCTGAGAACTGAATAGGAACATGAAATGCAGTATATATTTTACGGGTATCTATGTTTAATGATTCAATCAGTTGTAAATCAGTTGAAGGCAATCCAATCTGAGTCCATTTTAGAGGACCTGATGATGGGAATATCCTATCCATTAAAGATTCACCACGCTTAGCATCAACAATCTTTTCCTTCAATAGATTCATTTGATCCTT